CACTTTCGTCATGGTGTGAAGGCCATGATCTGAATCGTGTCAAATATTCGAATCTTCGATCATCTTACATGACCGGATCTTCTTCGGCCAAATATAAGATCATCGACGTTGACGTCCTGACGTATTTGGTTCAGGACTTCGGCGTTTCTGCTTCGTGGTTGATAACTGGATCCGGTAACGAATACACGTAATCGATCACCTTTTTGTTTGCGGCGTCGATCATCGAAAAATCCGGTTCAATGTAAACATCGGCCATCTTCTTTGAAAGATCAACGTGATTCAGGGCCAAATCGATGTCATCCTTTGAAACACCGACTTTGTTTCGTGCGATCGACGCCCACGTGTGTCGTGCGTAATATGTCGTCAATGGAACATCGATCTTCAGGATGTCGGCGATCTTCTTCAGGTGGCCGTTGATGTTCTTCAGGAAGACGTCATTCGACTTGTAACGATCATCAAACCTGAACGCCTTCAATCCACGGCGTGATCCAAACCTTTCGAAGATCCACTTCGCCTGATCCGGGATCTGAATCGAAATGAATGCTTCGTCAGGACGACGATCACGTGTCTTTGTTCGTTTGTACTGGATCCGCCCGGCGATCGGCTTCTTCAGGTGGTAAAGATCAACCATGTTGATCCCACAAAACAGAAACGACGCCACGAAGGCCGTTCCGGCGTACATTTGCGCAACGGACCATTTTCCATGAACTTCCTTTTCGCCGAAAGCGAAGATCATCTTCTTCATGTCTTCGATCGTCAGAACACGGCGTTTTGATTGTTTTGTCACCTTGAATTCAAACCGGCGAAGGCTCCAATCTGAAATCCTGATCGTCGTTTCCGTGTTGAATTCCATCATTGCACGTCTGAAGATATTCGAAATGTCACCGATGTAATCTTTGATCGTGATGTCTGACGCCGGTTTTCGTTTGATCTTCACTTTCCCGACCATCTGACGACGTGTCGTCGTGTGTTCGGTCCGCATATAGTCAACGAAACCCTGAAGGAAGGCGTTGTCGAATTCCTTGAACATGATCTTTTCCCGGCCATTGCAATAATCGACGACCATCCTGACGGTTCGCCTGATCATCCTTCCTGATCCGGCCTTCTTCTGATCCTTCAGATCGGCCACCTTCAGACCATACGAAACGAATTCCACTTCTGATCCGAACTTCATTTCGTTTTCGATGAACGACGCCAATGATCTGACGTCATATTGATTCGCTTCGAATCCCAATCTTTCAGAAATGATCCTTTCCATCTTTTCGATCCTTTCATTCAGATCCTTCAGGATGAAGGTGTCCTTCACTTCAAATGTTCGTTTGTTGATCTGAACCGGCGTCACCTTGTAACCGGTTTGAAGGTACGCATATTTTCGAAGATGACAGATCCTGATCGAAACTGGATATTTGCCATCGGCCCTTTTTTGGTGTTTGAACACACAAATTTTGAATGTTGCCATGATGTTGATTGTTGTTGAACATAAAAACGTGTAACACTATCGTAACACAAAACCGGTGCAAATATACACAAATATATGTAATTATTCGCACGTTTGCCGATTTATTGCCGATTCAGGATCCTGAAGATCTGATCATGTTCCCGGCTTCAGGAAGATGGTCCGAAGATAAAAACATTCTGATTTTCAGGCGTTTGTGATGTTCGTGGATTTAGTCTGCAAATAAAAAAGGCCGGATTCACATCCGACCTTCTTTGCGTTTCCCAAAATATCGGTGTGATGTATCCATTTCATCATTCTTTTTACCCCTATTTACTTGAGTGTCAACAATTTATTTATATATTTAACGTCGTATCGTAACACTATCGTAACACTACCGAGGAAATACGGCCATTTTACGAACTGGAATGGAACGAAAAAAGGATCCGCCATGAAACTGACGAATCCTTCTTTATTGTTCAACAACATGACTTCCATTGTTGGTTGTCAATTCCGTTGCAAAGATAATCATTTTTTCAATCTAAAATACAACCAAATCAAAGAAATTACAAATAAAATTGCAATTGTCCACCTTTTGATCGTGCAGAAACATGATTGCGTGACCGTCACGGCCTTCTTTTCGCTTTGTCGGTCAGTTTTACGTTTCACGGTCGATTCTTCCTTCACGGCCGTATTTTTGGCCGTTGTGGCGTGAATGGAATCACCTTCGTCGATCTCTGTGATGGTTATTGACTTGATCGCCGGTCTTTGATGACCTTTCGATCCGCCTGAAGGTGAACGATGAACGGATCCGTTTCCGGTTCCATCCTGATCCATGTTCTTTTCGTCCTGATCTGAATTGATTGCACGATCTTTGTGTTCGTGTTTGTTTCTGTCAGGATCAAAGAATTCGATCTGTGTGATCTTCACTTTCCGGTTTGACACCTTTGTCGTGTCTGTGAAGATGGAAATGTTTTCCGTCTTTGTACCGGTCGAATCGATCACCGTCTTTTCTTTCACCTTTTCGACAATTGTTTTCTTCGTGGTTGCGCATGATCCGAAGATCACGGACGCCACGATCAAAAGAATGAAATGTTTCATGATCGGTCTAATCTTTAAGATTTACGATGTCGTTCAGACGTCGCATCCATCCATTTTTGAATCGTTTGTTGGTGTACTTCATCAACTCGTTTTCTGTTGCCTTTCGTCCGATCCTTTTTTCGTAACGGACGATCGAAGAAAACACGATGTCATTGATGTAATCGACACGTGCGTCATAAAGCGACTTGAAAAGAAGATCCGGATCCGCTTTGTTTACCGACTGCAATGTCTTTGATCCAACCAGTCCATCGACGGCGGTTCCTAAAACGGATTGCGGTTTCTTAATACCCCAAACGCCGGAAGACCAAACCCAATCAACCAAAATGTTCGCCACCTTCTGTGATTTGATGTCGTCGGCCTTCCATCGGTTCCAATAGAACATTTTCACGATTGACAACCATTCCTGATATGTCATCGCCTTCAGTTGGGCCACCGACGGTTTTCCTTTCTTCATACGGCGACAATATTCGGTGTATGTTCCGAGTGTAACACCAACCATCGTTGCGCCGCCTGAATCCGCCGGATCATTCGCAAAACCGGTCTTTTTCGCCTGAAGGAATTGTTGATCCAATGGCAAATTGCCATATTTCACCAAATTCAGACCGGCTTCCCATTTCATGATGAATGAAAGTAACTTTTCAACTTTTGCCATTGTCTTCCTGATTTTGTGGTTCATTCTTCAGATCAGTTTCCTGATTCTGATCGTCTTCATGTTTGAGTTCATGAAGGTCAACGTCAAAATGTCTTTCGGTCTTATCCACCATGATACGTTGTGCGATCTTCGCCCATTTCGCATCATTGCAACTGGATTCATTTTCGAGTATTGACCAAATCTGCCAAAAGCATATTGCACCGGCGACGATCTTTGTCAATGGAACCGGAAGATCTGTAAATATATAATCTTCCATGTGGGCCACCAAACAGATCAGGGCCGTCACCTTGATCAATGTGATTATCACACGACCGGCATGATCAGACTTGAACTTTCCGTCGTTCGTGCCGGGAAATTTATCACGGACACGGCGTGACAACGACCACGCCGTATAACAATCCATGAACACGGCCAAAAAACAGATCAGGACGATCGGGATCCGTGGTTCCATTACCACGCAAACCGCACCCCACATCGAGAAAAGGACACGTCCAAAGATTGACGTAATAAAATCGAATAATTTAATAACTGATTCCATAATCATGTAAATTGAAAACATTTTCCGATTTTTACGATGGTTACATCTAAAGGATAAATGGATTCAATGACCGGTTGTCCTTCTTCCTGACGTTTCAGGTTGATGTTTGGAAGATCCTTTTCGGCCTTCTGAATGGATTCGATCAGAATGTCAGATCCGGTGAAGCATGAACGGCGTTGGCCGATCGGCTTCCCTTCTGAATCTGTTTCATATTCCGGCGATCCTTCCTGAATATCCTTCGGATCCTTGAAACTGGCTAAAACAACTTGCATTTGCATCCGTAAACCTGACCGATTCTTTCCCGGAAAATTGGTCGGTTCGATCTTTGTTTTCTCGATTAATATTCTTTGATCAAAAAGATCTTCGATCTCAATACCTTTCCCGACAATGGCATTGGATCGGATTCCTAAATCCCTAAATTTCACCATCGATCACATCATCATTTTAATTCGTCGGCGTGATCACGAAGATCCGTTTCGACCATCTTCTTCATTGCATCAACATCCTTCAGGTATGCGATGTAATCAGTTTTGAAAGATTCATCGTCAGACAAATCCAACTGATAACGTTGGAAATTGTTCTGAAGATTGATTTCTTCTGATTCGGTGTATTTCGCACCAATGACGGCCTTCTTCAGATTGTCGTCAGTTGGTGTTCCCCAAATCTGAACCACGTCGAAATGATATTCCGTGCGTGTCTTCTGTGTTTCAGGATCGGTGACTTCAACGGCCTTGATGTTGTAATTATACCACCATGATCCATTGTTGACCTTGACGAAGGTCTTTGGCTTATCGTCTGAAATTGAATTCATAATGTAATTTATTAAAAATTGTTTGACTTAAATGTTTTGAATCACTATACTTCAACCAACCCCACCATGACGCAACGTCTTGACGGCATTTGGCGAAGGACACATGTTTCACCTTCATCTTCTTCCTGATCTTTGCAACCCGGCGACAAAGATTCTGTTTGATAGACTTACGGATCAACGTGTGTGAATGAAAGAACACAAAACCAAGAAAATCGATCCCACGTGCGTCAACTGGAAACACCTGAAAGTTCTTTTTGACCTTCAATTTCAGTTTTTTCCGAAGATAATCACGGATTTCGATCAAAAGGCGTTGCAATTCCTTTTTGTCGTTTCCTAAAATCACGATGTCGTCAGCATATCGGAAATAATATTTCACGCCCTTCACTTCCTTGATCCAATGGTCAAAATAACACATGTAAAGGTTTGCAAAGTATTGTGATAGGTAATTCCCGATCGGAACGCCTTCGGCTGAATCGATGATTTCATCAAGTAACCACAACAGATCCGGATCTTTCACCTTTCGGCGAACGATGTTCTTCAGGATCTTGTGATCAATGGAAGGATAAAAATGACGAATGTCGATCTTCAGACAAAACGTCGTTCCTGAAGGATCCTGATCCAACGCCTTTCGTACCTTTTCGGCCGCCTGATGGATTCCACGATCTTTGATACATGAATATGTGTCATGTGTGAAGATCGCCACCCATATCGGTTCCATGATGTTCATGACGGCATGGTGAACGATACGATCCGGAAAATATGGAAGGCGGAAAATGATCCTTTCCTTCGGTTCGTAGATCTTGAAAGTTTCATATTCAGACGTCCGGAATGTGTGATTCTTCAGATCTTCGTGAAGGCGAAGAAGATTTTCTTCACGATGTTTGTCGTGAATCTTAACGCCCCATGAATGCGTCTTTCCCCGACGTGCCTTTTCATCGGCCAATCGAAGGTTGTCGATCGAAATGATCTGATCGTAAAGATTTCCAATTCGTTTCATCTGAATTCATTTTTGTTCATCCTGATTCATCGTGATTCATTCTGATTCATCCGGATTCATTTCGTCAGTCTGCTTTTTTATTAGTGATCTTCGAACTGGAACGCCTACCAATCACGTTCAAACTGACTTTCGTTGATTTTTTGCCTTCCCTGACCGGGATGATCAGGTACGTTTCCGGGATTCCGGACCGTTGGCATGGATTCCGCACCATTTCAATAAAAAGCATTGCCGAGAACCGATATTCGTATTCGCATTCGAAGGCGTATTATTCGAATTCGCATAACTGAAACCGGCTTTCGCACCATTATTCGCATTACCGCTGAACAGAAGGCCCCGACGGCGGACACCCATTTATATTGTTTCCTTTCAAAGATCGATCAAAACCATGTCCGTCCGAAGACGGATCATGGCGATTGTTCCGGCCCTACCGGCCGGCGATTTGGCCCGTCCGATTACGGAATAAAGCAGAGCCGAGAACCGATATGCGTATACGCATACGAAGGCGTATAAGTCGAATGCGCACAACCGAAACCGGCCGACGCACCACCATTCGCACCACCGCCGAACAGAAGGCCCCTGATGGCTGATCCTGACGATGGTATTGATGTATAGAAATAATCGCAGAAGAACGTTGTTGTTGATCCACCAACGGCGTTTGGTGTTATATCACCATTTTCGCCGAATGCGATTTCTTTCATATAACCTTCAGATCGTGGAAGACTTCCGAAGATCTTATGTCCGGCGTTGAGTGATGACGCATAATTATCAACGTCATATTCTGCCGAATAAACTTCAGAAACGCCACCGTCTGTGTTTGACTGGATGTTGCAAAGAACGCCGTCAGTCCACTTCCAAACGTGTCCGAAAGGATTTTCAACACCACGGTATGACGGAACGGAAACGGTCTTGAACACCGTGCCGGCATCATCGGCGTTTTGCGTGTAATCGACAACGCCGGTGTGGTTTCCCAGGGAATTCGTTGTTCCGCAAGGAACGAACGGATGACTTCCGTTCAATGTTGACCATTTGTTCCAATCGACATCGGTCACGCCATCACCCAATCCGCCCTGATGGAATCCTTCGTCTGTCAATGCGGCGTTGAATGTTTCTTGCCAATTGAAATTCGCATATTCAACGGCGAACAACCAAAAGACTGAACGATGGATGGCGTAAACATTTGCATTCCATCCGTTTGATCCTCTCTTACGTGCGGCGGTTCTGAAGGCGGTCAATGACATGTTTGTGACTGGACGGCCCAACAATGATCTGTATGTGTCATCCCAACTTGACGTGTTGTTGCCACCACGGAAATCAGGATCAGCATTGACAACAGAACAAAGTTTTCCGGTTGATCTTTCGATGGCGGCTTCGTATGCTGAAATATAAACCTTTGGAACCTTGTTGAATCCCGGAAGGGCATACAAAGACATCAGACAACGGAAGACGGTTCCGTCCATCTCAAATTTCACGTAATATTCAGGAATTTCGACCATGACCTGACCGGCCTTTCCTGAAAGATCGGCGGTCGCACCACCTGAATACTTTGTTGAATCGTTGGCGTTCAAATACTGAACGACGTTTCCTTCATCGTTGACAATACAACGACGCATCATTGATTGAATCGGAAGATTCTTGTGAAGATCAACACGACCGACACGTGTGCAATGTGGATCAGAAACGGTTGTGTCCGCCTGAATTCCATAATAATAGTCATAAGGGAATGTCGGTTTGTTCCCATCGACACCAATAATCAAACCCATAATTAATAACCGAATTTAAGATTCAACATCGCCAATGAACTGGCCTTGATTTCTTTCACGATTTCAGGATTCCAACCCACATCGAAAGTGATTTCGACAAAATTGTCATCCTTTGCGCCGGCCGGAATTACTTCCAACTTTACGGCGGCGGATCCTTCATTCTTGATCAGGAATGCGGATCCATCATCCAACTTGAAATTGCTTTCTGTCAGATCAGGGATCGGCCCAAACATCGAAACTTGCGCCGAAACCATTTGTCCGTTTCTATTTTCCATATTTTATGAAATTAAATGTTCAACGATTGCAAATTTAGCGAAAAGATGTATCACGGTGATACAATTTCGGAAAAATGCATTAAATTTCTATTCAAGTTTTTCCGGCGTTTCACGCCCCGGATGATCCACGCCGGAAGAACGGATCACCTGACCTTTTCCCGGAAGATCAGGATCACCGTGTTTCTGTTTTAACTCCAGTTATTGTCACGGAACGCACCAACCATTTGGAACGCACCCAACCACGAAGATGTTGCGTTTGGCGTCATCAATGATCCGACTTTGATCACTTCTGCCATTTCTCCACCTTCCCATGTGACTTCACGACCATTACACCAAAGGTTGTTCCAAACCTGATCGTTGATGTTCGCCACCATGACACGTTGTGAATCTGCCATCGAAAGGACATATCGATAATTTGATGTCGTTCGAAGAAGAACCATGTCGATCGCCATTCCGGCCGATTCGTTTCCGCTTGCATAACATGGGATCGTGTAATATGTCGTGCCATTCGTCGCCTTTCCTGATGTCAGGTTGATCGTTTCGTAATATGAAGGATTTTCCAATCCCTTGTAATATATTCGGGCGTATGATCCGTAAACAACCATCGTGATTCTTTTACGTGCGCCGAACTGACCACGACAAAGGATGTCTGATGTGTAGAATCGATATGAACGGCCCTTTGTATAATCATATCCCTGATGATACAAATCACCTTCAAACCACATCTTTCCATCTGATCCGAATGCAATTCCGCCAACTTCGTCGCCGTTATTGTTCACACATCGAAGATTCTTGAAGGATCCTGAAACGGCCTTCATCTTTCCTTCGAAGGTTGATTCGCCTGAAATGAACAACTTCGTCGCATAACATGAACCATCCTGAAGGACACGGAATGGCGCAACGGATCTGTTTTCCTTTGTTGCACCGGCCCAAAAACGAACAGAACCGGCGGTTGTTCCTTCTCCGGTGATACCGGCCAAAATGCTTCCTGAATCGCCGGCCAACTGAACGGTTCCGGCGGTCACGATTCCACCGTCAATGACGGTTTGTGTGTTGTCGTAATTGGTTGCCAATCCCCAATCGGCCTGAACATAAGATCCGGTCTGACGTGATGTGATACAACGACGAAGGTTTGTTCCATCGGTCCACAAATCGCCTTGATCATACGGTGGATATGGCGTTTTGACGAAGATCCTTCGTTTTCCGTCGGCCGTGTCTTGTGCTTGTGCGGCGGCGTTGTATGCGTCAATTGCGGTCTGATCACTTGTTTGTTGCCAACATCTGAACACTTCTTCGCCGATTTCAACCCAATCAGATTTCACGAACGATCCTGATGTTCTTGTTGACTGACAAACGAAGATCGTGTTTCCGTCTGCATATATGTCGGCGATCGCATAAGGTGTCGAAGGTTTTCCGTATGTGAAACAACAACCATTTGTCACCAACTTGAAGAATTCAATCGCAACAGATACGATGTTCTGATCTTCAACCTTCTTCCAATAGGTCTTCACGGTTGTTCCTGATGTTTCAGAAACGGCACGATACAACGTGTTTGAAGACGTGAACAGAAGAATGTCGTCAACACTTGCGGACTTTCCGTCGATCGTTGGGAATGATCCGGTCTTGAACAGACGAATTTCGTGGTCATTATACAATGATCGAAGATCTGAAACATACATGTTTCGATAAAACTTCAATGCATTCGATGAAACATCAAACCATGTGTCGCCGATGTGCGTCGCCTTTTCTGTGTCTGTCGTCCAATTCGATGATGGATCTTCAGACTGAAACCACGATTCGATCTTTCCGTCGATCTGACTGGCGAACAAATCCACCTGATCCGCATACGCACCATTGACGAAGGTGATCAGGGCCGAATTGTCGGTGTATTTTGACGCCTTCGCCCAATCTGACGCCGTATAAGATCCGGTGTCACGTGTCTTTGTGCAACGCATGATGTCGCCTGATGTTCCCTGAACCCAAAGATCGCCAACTTCATACGGTGTGTATGGTGTTGATGTGAAGATACGACGTTTTGTCTTTGCCAATGCCAATGCATCGTTGGCGATCGCCAATGCGTTTGCGACTTCGGCGTCTGACAATTGTTGCCATTTATAAACACCGTTATCCTTCACAAAACGGAAAACCGCACCGGTGTCCGTATTATAGAACAAATCACCCAAATGATCTTCCTTCAGTTTTGTCGTGGTCCAATCCTTCGCCGGAACGTTTGACAACGTTGGATCGTATGTGTAGAAGAATTGTTCGATCTGACCGTCAATCTGTTCCTTCAGGTCGTCCAAAATCCCCGGAAGGGTGTTGTCAATGTAGTTCTTTGTTTCTTCGCTTTCGGCGGCCAAATCATCAACGGTCATCTGTTGATCATTACGTGTGAACACGATCTTTCCGCCAATTTCTCCGGCGTCCAAATCGAAATATGTCACGCCGTCGGCTGACTGGATCCTTCCGGTCTTGATGAATCGTCCATTGACGGTTGTGAATCCGTATGTCAGGGCGATCGTTCGTGTGTTGGTGTCTGAATCAACCATGTTCAGAACGCCGATCCAAAACCAATATGCGGTCGAATCGTTGACTTTGTGTTGTTGTGTCGTGATCACAATCTGACCAACGTTTGACGACTTCTGACATTTCGCATAGATATAATATGCGGTCGTTGCCAATGTCTTTCCTTCACCGACTTCTGTCAAAGTCTGATCCAAGTTCTGAAGATTCCATGTTCGGGCCTGATTTTCGTCGATCGTATAATGAACCAACTGGCCGCCCGGATTCACGACGATTCTGTTTGGTTTTCCGCCGTAATTTGGTTGAAATACGGTTCCGACCAATCCGAATTGCATCGACTTTGCACCGACTGACAACATTTCTGTTTCAACGGATTCAGGTCGAATTTTGTCCGTGAAATATCCATCAGGATCAAAGATCATCGACAAAAGTTGTTGTTGATCTCTCCAGTTACGGCGTGATCGTGCGGCGTCAAACAACTTGTTTGTGATGATCGTCGTATTGATGTCCTTCAGATCATTGATGATCGTTGTTCCAACGGTGGCCGTCACCATCTGATCGGCGATCGTCAGGCCGTAATTGTAAGGATCCAACAGATCACGTGTCAGACCAACGATTTTGATCGAAGCATTGATCGCCATGTCCTGATCTTCGATCTTTATCAGATCACCGATCCAAAACAGATTCTGATCAGGATTTTCGTTCATGACGTTCTTCAGGAAGAATTCCGACAACGTCAATGAATACTTCACTTCGGGTGTCGATTCTTGCTTCAGATATTTTTGGGCCTTTTCCGCCAATTCGTTTTCGGCGGTCGTGATGTAAGATTGTGGAAGGTAGATGTTCAGAAGGACGTATTTGTCGCCGGTCTTCATCTGATATGCGGCCGTTGACGCATTCGGGATCCTGAATCCTGTTTCGTCGTCAACCGCCTTGATCACGAACTTCTTTGTCGAATGTTCATAACTGATGACATCGAATTCCATTCCGGACAACTGACCTGAATTGAAATGGATCTTCGCCGATTCGCCATTCAACAGATACAACGAATTTCCGTCCTTATCTGTTGCCATCAGGTCGAAATCCATCCCGGAATCAATGAAGGTGAACACGTCAGATCCCAACGCCGTGATCGTTCCGGTTCTGTGTGGATAAACATCATCGAAGACCTTTGTTCCAACCCACATTCCATATTTGGCGATCGACGCCTGATCTTCAACGTATGAAGAAGATCTTTGTGTATTAGGAAGAAGAAGGCATGTGTCGCCGTATTTCGACGATATGATGTTTTGTGTTGATCCACGAACCTTCAGGCGGTTGATGATGTTTCCGTCGTCAACGTTGTCACGTGTCAGATCATAGATTCCACGACCGACACCATATTTGAACGTGAATGGAAATTCGACGCCTTCCTGACCGATGTTGATCGCATAAGATGAACCGTCTGAAGAAGGTGTGAACGTGAAAAACGTGTCGTATTCCTGACAAAGTCTTTGAAGGACTGAAAGACACGAATCAGAATCCGCAAACGAAATGGTCTTCGTTTCAGTGTTCTGAAGGATCGTTCCCAATGTGAACAATCCCGGTGTCGCTTCCTGACTTGACATGATCAGGACTTCCATGAATCTTTTCAGATCCGCCGTCAATGATTCAACACGAAGGTTTGCGCCGGTGTGTGTTGGATCCAAATTTGGATCATAAGAAGATCGGGCCAACTGGTTCTGAACTCCTTCCATTTTGAAAGTACAAAGGAAATCTGATTCAGAAGATTTTCTGATCGTTCCCTTCTTATTCAACCAATAACGTCGGCCATATACGTCGATATATGATCCGATCTGATAATCGACCGGAACGGCCGAACGAATCTGAAGGTTGACAACGTCAGAATTCTGACCGTCGATCTGTTGGTTTGCAGATTCAACGTGTGTTGACTTTGCCAATGATTCAATGACTTCGTTCGTTCCGTCCGGATGATAAATTCTTAAATCTTTTGCCATATCACAATTGCGTTGGTGTCAAATGATGTGATTTCTTCAATTACTCCGGCAATTACAATGAAATAATCGCCATTGTCTTCGTATGTGTGGGATAATTCGACCGGCCCTGAAACATCCTTTGAAACGGATCCGTCGCCCCAATACACATTCAGGACCTTTTCTGAATTCAGGCTGATCGTTGCGGTTGATGTCGCTGACGAAACTTTCATGAACTTCAGAACTCGTTTGACTGGTAATGGTTCTTTCAATTTCAGGGTGAATGTTCCCACCATCAAATTGTCGTTCCATGTTTTGTCCGGATCGATTTCGTCTTCCATATAGACTTCAAACACCAATGGATGTGTCGGATGAATGTCGCAAAGAAGACGGTGTGTTCCCTTCTTATCGAAGACACGAAGGAAATTGTTCAGGGCGACGGCATAACCGCCCTTTCCTTCATCCGTCTTGATGAAACAATCCAAACTGATCGTTCTTTCTTCCAAAAACTTGCGATTCAGATCGATCATCTTTCCGTGATAGTTCGACCAATTTTCCGTCAACGGCGTCTTCATCTTTGGACGACTGACCAAACCTTTGGACTTCGATACATAAACACCATAATCCTTGAAATTCACGCCGTCCAAATAATATTCCAACATTCGGACGTTTGAAAGTTCGTCAGACAATTCGGTGTATGTCATCGCAATATTGAAGATCTTCAGGTCATCAACCATCGCCAATCCCATCTGATCGCCGCCATAATAGTCCTGATCAACAGAAAAACCGGTCAATGATCCTGAATGTTCAACGGTTGCAAACAATTGCGTGTTGACGTAAAATCTGAAGGTGTTGTTTTCCTTCACGACGGCAACGTTCATCCATGTTCCGGGATCGATTGGAATTTCTTGTGTCCAATACTGATCGACACCCTGATATGCGAACATGAAGATGATCTTCGTTGGTGATCCGACCTTGACTGATAACGGATTGATCCAAAACATCATCGTCCACGACTGGTTCAGGACGTTGGCCAACACATCTTTGTTGATGTCGGCCTTTCCAACTCCGTCAGGGAATTCGATCGCATTTCCGACCTTTCCCGATACGAAATCACATCCGGTGACTTCGGCGTCGGCTCGATTCTGTGAAAAATCATAAGCCTTTGCGGATCCCTGACCTTCATCGAATGGAAGGTATAAAATCAAATTTTGCGTATTTGCCATAATTTTCGATATTTAATGATCAGGAAGATCCCGGTCTTCCCGATCGTGTTGTTTTATGCTAAACCCTGACCACGTAACGTGTCGGAATCTGATCCCATCTTTTCCAAAATCTGATCCAGTTTGTTCAACTTGACCAAATATCCGGAATTCGAAGAAATGATCGCCAAATATACTAAAGCCTGACGCATGTGTTCCAATGCTTCCATCTGATTAATGCGGATCGCTTGCATCTGACCTTCGATCTTTCCGGCCGTTTCTTCGGTTACTGACTGAACTGATCCTTCGGCGGCGTCTTGTTGATCGTCGGCGGATCTGAACTGATCATTAATCTGTTTTGCGGCCGCCGTTGCACCATTGACGATTGAATCACGAAGGGTGTCCAACGCCTTCTGTTCCTGATCCGTGATGGATGTTCCACCTTCGCCGTCAAGATCCATCGCATCGGCCCACATGTCATACCACTTTTGCAATTGGTCTTTGTAGTTGGCCAAAAACATCTGTTTGATCAGG